TATGCCTGCAATCTGCCGCCGCGCGAGGCAATCCAGTATTTTGAAAGCAAGGGAATGAAAATTTCCTTCCGCTGGCAGGATGTCTGGCAGGAGGCCCACGCCCGCGCGTTTACGGTTGCTGGTGTGACTAAGGCTGATCTCTTGGCAGACATCAAGACAGCCACGGCCACGGCTATTGCCGAGGGCCAGAGCAAGGCGCAGTTTCGGCAGGGGCTGGAGGATACGCTCAAGCGCAAGGGCTGGTGGGGCAAGGGGGATATAGTCAACCCGGATACGGGCGAGGTACGGCGAGGAGAACGCGGCAGCGCGGCCCGCCTCAACCTGATCTACCGCCAAAACATGCAGTCGGCGTACAATTCCGGGCGCTACAAGCAGCAGATGGAAAGCGCCGCCGTGGCCCCCTACTGGCGCTATATGGCCGTCATGGATGCCAAGACGCGCCCCAGCCATGCGGCTATGAACGGGCTTGTGTACCGTTATGATGATCCCATCTGGCAGACCATGTACCCGCCAAACGGGTGGCACTGCCGTTGCCGCGTGGACACCCTTTCGGAGCGAGGCTTTAAACGTGGCGGATATGATCTGCAAGACAGCGACGGCGACGAAATCACCAAAGAAGTCACCATCCGCAACACCGATACCGGCCAGCCGGAGCAACGCACGATTAAGGGCTACAAGATGCCGGGCGGCCAGCACTATTACCCGGATGCGGGCTTTGACTACAACCCCGGCGAGACGTTTGTGCGCGACCTCAAGGCCAACATGCCGGAGCCGCCCCAAACCACCGCTACAAACTGGCGTGAGTTGGGCTTGCCGTCATTGCGTGATGTGCCGACAGCACAGCGTCAGCCCACGCCCGCCATGTTGCCAATGGCCCCCACACGAGAGGCCGCAGAGGCCCAGCTTGCCAAGGCGCTGGGCTTTGAGGGTGACGAGCGCCTGCGCACCATCACCACGCCAATGGGTCAGCGCACGATCTGGCGGGACAACCTGCCGCACCTTGTTGCCAAAGAGGCTGACGGGCGTGAGCGTTACGCAAATTATGTTTTGCCTACGCTGACGCAGCCTTTCGAGGTGTGGCTCAAGGAGCACACAGACGGCAAGCTGCGTGAAAACTATGTGGGCATCTACCGCGAGGGGCGCAATGCCATGCTGGTGGTGGTACGCATCAACCGGGACGGGTCGTTACTTTGGAACATGATGCAGCGCCCGCCCAAGGATATGGACAGGTTGCGTGAGGGCTGGCTGGTGTACGGCAATAAAACAAAGCTTTAGCCGTTGCGACGCAGGAAGCTACGGATAAAGACAGCAGTTAGTTATGCGGCAGCCGTTCAGCGCACCCGCTGTCGCTATCCGTAAGCGGATGAACCGCTAACGGCTACCGCAAGCTGATACGAGGTCTCACGCTGGTGGAGTCAAACGGCCTCCCCAACGTCCCTAACGGCGGGCATCGCTCCGTTAAGCCCCCGCTTTCGCGCTCGTATCAGCTTCTGTTATGAACAGGATAGGCAGCATGAAAATTGAAGTCAAGCTCGACACCAGCGAAATTGAGGCCGCTCTTACCGGCCTGACCAACGCAATGCGCGACACCACCCCCCTGATGCAGGGGCTTGCGCAGATCATGGCCGAGGCCAGTGATCGGGCCTTTGCAAACGAATGCGACCCCATCACCGGGGCCAAGTGGCCCAAACTACACCCGGATTACAAAGCCCAGCGGGCAGAGGCCGGGCACACAGGCCCCATGCTGCAACGTGACGGCACCCTGCGCACCAGCATGCATCAGGAATACGGCCACCTGTATGCGCGCTACGGCACCAACCTGACGTATGCCGCCATCCACTGCTTTGGTGGTACCACCCGCGCCCACTGGATACGCCCGCGTGATAAAAAGGCGCTGGCATGGCGCAAGGGTGGAAAAACAATCATGCGCCGAGCGGTCATGCACCCCGGCAGCGAGATACCGCGCCGCCGCTTTTTGGGCGCAGGCCCGCAAGACAAACAGGACATGCAAGAGCTGATGGCTGACTACATCCGCAAGGGCCTGAATCAGCGATAGCACAGCGCCCGTTTTAAGGCCTGTTTTATCTTTGTGTGAGTCGTTGCCCGCCTCGTTGTCCTTTCGTAAAATCTAACGCCCCTCTAACGGCCTTAATTTTGGCGTTGGTTATCCGCCCGCGTGTGGATAGTTCCAACCGCTGACGCCTGCCAGTCTTTCTTGCGTCTCCGGCCCTGGTACACCAGGGCCATGAGCACGCACACCACACAACACGCACTCATGGTTGCCCTCACTGCTGAGGCCACCACATCTACAGGCCACGGGGAACCCACGGGCCGCATCCAGCTATTCCCGTTGGGCGAATTTTCCGCGCGCGATGGCCGCCCCGGCAATATCAAGGGAGTCACGGCCAAAGTGTGGAGACTGACCACAGAGGATGCACAGGCGCTTGTCAAGCGGTGGGGGCAGCGCAAGACCCTCGTCGTTGTTGACTATGAGCACCAGACCCACTTGAGCGACAAAAACGGGCAGCCCGCCCCAGCGGCAGGCTGGGTTACTGGTTTAGAGCTCGGCGTTGATGGACTGTATGCCTATGTGGAGTGGACAGACCGCGCCCGCGCTGCAATCCGTGCCAAAGAGTATCAGTATATCAGCCCCGTTTTTCTTTGGGACAAAACAACTGGCGCAGTACTGGAGCTTGTCAGCGTTGCGCTTACCAATCACCCGGCCTTGGATGGCATGGAGCCAGCACAGGCCAAAACAGAGGGAGGAATCCTCCATATGGACAAGATACTCGCAATGTTGCGCAAACTGCTTGGCCTGCCGGATACGGCGGACGAGGCGGCCTGCACTGCGGCACTGGCGGCATTGCCGCAGGAAAATCTGCTGGCCCTGCTCAAGAGCAAGGACGATGCCCTGACCGCCACGCAAACCGCCCTTGCCGCCGCCAAGGCCACGCCGCCCGACACTTCACAGTACGTCAGCATGGCAACCTTTACAGCGGTGCAGTCCGAGTCCGCGCAGCTCCGCGCCAAGGTGGCCGAGCTGTATGCCGCGCAGTCTGTTGCCGCCCTGTCTACGGAAATTGACGCCGCCCTGAAGGATGGCCGTCTTGCCGCCAGCGTCAAGGATTGGGCCATCGACATGGCAAAAACCAACCCCGATACCCTGCGGGCATTCCTTAAGGCCGCCCCGCCCATTCCCGCGCTTGCGGGCCAGCAGTCCGCCACCAACGGCCAGCCCGGTGACGATGCTGGCTTGGCCGCTCTGACGGCAGAGGACAAATACACCTGCGCCCAGCTTGGCATACCCGAAGCAGAATTCCTCAAAGCCAAGGAGGCCAACTAACATGGCTATTGTTACCTCGCCCCTTCTCGCATCCATGCGGGTGGGCTTTTCCAAGACGTTTGAAGACGCCAAGGCCAAGGCTCCCAGCCAGTGGAATTTGGCGGCTACTCTGGTGCCCAGCACCAGCAAGTCCACTACCTATGGCTGGCTTGGGCAGTACCCCAAGCTCCGCGAGTGGGTTGGCCCCCGCACAGTAAAATCCATACTGGAACACGGCTACAGCATTACCAACAAAACCTATGAGGGCACCGTTGGCGTGCAACGCACGGATATCGAAGACGACAACCTGGGCGTCTACACTCCGCTGTTTGCCGAAATGGGGCATTCAGCCGCCACGCACCCGGACGAACTGGTATTTGGCTTGTTGGGCAAAGGTGTATCCACACTTTGCTATGATGGTCAGAACTTCTTTGATACTGACCACCCCGTTTATGCGGAAGTTGATGGCACTGGGGCAGCCTCTACGGTCAGCAATCTTATTGACCCTGCTGCGGGTGAACCCGGCAAGGCGTGGTACCTGCTGGACGTGAGCCGCCCGCTCAAGCCCATCATTTTTCAGGAACGCACCAAGCCGGAATTGCAGGCCATGACCGACCCCAAGCAGGATCACGTCTTCATGCAAGATGAGTATCTTTACGGTGTACGTTACCGCTGCAACGCGGGGTTTGGCTTCTGGCAGCAGGCTGTGTGCTGCCGCGACACGCTCAACGTCGCCAACTTCGAAAAGGCGCTGGCACTCATGCAGGATTTCAAGGCTGACGGTGGCAGGCCCCTTGGCCTTGGCCTTGGCGGCAAGACGGGAACGCTGCTTGTGGTGCCTAGCGCCTTGAACAGCGCGGCGAAGAATGTGGTTGAAAAGCAAAATTTGGCTGGCGGTGAGTCCAATACCAGCTATGACAACGCCACAATCGTCAACTGTCCGTGGCTGTAGGGGGGGACATGAGCGATATCTCTGTGTTTGTGAAGGCCCGCCCCGTCCCCAACGGAAGCGGAGTGTATGCGGAGCGCCGTTACCGTTGCGGGATGTGCTTTGATGCCGAGGGCAGCGCAGTCAGCGTTACGGCTGACCAGTTGGAGCGCCTCAAGGCCGACCCCATGCTGGTTGTGACCGAAGTGGACGCGGACACCGAAGCCCCGCAGGTCGAAACGCCCGCCGTGCCGGAACCCGAAACCCCCAAGGCTGACGCCCCGGCCACTGAAACCGACAAAACCGCCGCCAAGGCGGATAAAAAGGCAGGCTAAAGCCATGCCTACCCTCTACGGCAGCCTTGCAAGCCTGACGCAGCAATTTGGCGAGGACGAATTGCTCATGTTGGCCCAAGGCCCCGATGATAATGAGGGCAACCCCACACTGGACGGGCAGCGCGTACTTATCGCGCTGGCCCGTGCCAGCCGGGAGGCGGATACCTATATTGCCCCGCGCTATGCCGTGCCGCTGCCCGTCAGCGGTGACGACACGCCGGAGCCGCTCAAAAGCGTTGTGGGTGACATGACCCGCTACCATCTGACGGGCGGCCCTGCTCTGGAGAGTGAGAGCGTTATCCGCCGTTATGAAGAGGCCCGTGGATGGCTTAAGTCGGTAGCCAAGGGCATCACTGATCTGCTGTTGCCCGGTGCTGATGGTGGCAACCCCACAGAGGAAGACGACAGCGCCGTACAGTTTCAGCCCGGCAACCGAGTGTGGGGGCTGTGATGCTGCCGATTACCAAAATCGAAGACGCTATCATCAAGCAAATTGCCGCTGCAAAACTGCCGTACCTGCGCTTTATCGGCAGCTATGGCGGCGAATTGATGGGCGATTGGCAAGAGGTTATTCGGGCGCTGCCGGCAGTGTGGGTAGCGTTTAAAGATGCGTCTGCGCCGGAGTGTAAAAACACGGCGCGCACCCGCCATCAAGCGCGGCTGACGTTTACCACCATTGTTGCCGACCGTAGCGCCAGCAGTGAGGCGCACACGCGCAAGGGCGGGCCGGGCAGTGGCAGTATCGGCACATACCAGATGCTGGACGATGTGGCCCGCCTCATATGCATGCAGGATTTTGGCCTGGACAATGTAGATATGTTGCTGCCGGGGCGTGTGCGGTCGCTGTTTGACGGCAAGGTGCAGCAGCAGGGGCTGTCTGTAATGAGTCAGGAGTGGACAGCAATTGTGCAGTTCCGATTGCGGGAGCCGGGGCAAGCCCCCTTGCCCGCAGACGGCGCGGCTCTGCCCACGGGCTACCTGCCGCCAGAGGGGCAAACCTTCCCCGGCACTGCCAACGCCAACAACCCCGCGCCGCTGCCGGAACTGTCCAAGCTGGCCCTGCAATACTGGCTCAAGCCTCCGCAGGATATGGCAAAAGACCCGCCCACCGCCGAGGATATATTAACCCTCAACATTCAAGTGTGAGGACACCATGCCCGACATGATAACCGTCAAGGCAGCCCCCGGCATCAATGTGCCGCGCGAGGATAAGCCCACTACCCATATTGACGACAACCCCGCCACAATCACCCCCAGCGCCTACTATCGCCGCCGCATTGCGGACGGGGATTTGATTGTGCTGGATGGTGTGCAGCCCGCACCCGTTACCGAGGCCGAGCAGCCCACGTCTGCCCATGCGGAAGACGCCAGCGGCGACAAGGAGTAGCCCTCATGGCCAGCAAAAACATCAGCTTTGACAATCTCCCCGCTTCGATTCGCAAGCCGGGGAAATACTTTGAACTCAACACCAAACTGGCCGTCCGCACTCTTGCCACCAATGAGCAGCGAGTGCTGATTATAGCACAAAAACTGCCCACATCTGCCGCACCTTTGGAGCCTGTGCAGATTTTTGACGATGCCACGGCGGCGGCGCTTTTTGGCTATGGCAGTCAGGCGCATATGATGGCCCGCGCTGCCATTACGGCGTACCAGTATGTTGACCTTACCGTGCTGCCTGTGCCGCCGCATGCTGCGGGCATTGCTGCCACGGGTACTGTCACGCTTTCCGGCGCAGCCACCAGCGCGGGAGTGGTCAAGTTGACCATCGGCAACAGCTATGTTGCCGTGGCCGCCAGTTATCAGGATACCGCCGCCAGCATCCTTGCCGAGCTGGTCGCCGCAATCAATGACGAGCAGGATTTGCCCGTTACCGCCGCCATCACCACGGCAGAGGGTGGCACCCCCACCTTGACGCTGACCGCCAAGAACACGGGCACGTTGGGCAATGCCATCATACTGGCCCTGTCCAATACGGTTGCGGGCTTCACGGCCACCAAAACCGCCATGACAGGCGGCCAGCAAGACCCGGATATTGATGATGCTTTGGCGGCGGTCTTTGCCGCCAGCTACAATATCTATTGTGTGCCGTGGGCCGCAGCAGAGCAGCTCACAGCCCTGCGGGAACATCTGGAGGCCATTTCCGGCCCGCTGGAACAACGCCGCGCCACGGGCTGGACAGCTACACCCAGCAGTCTGGCAACGGCCACCACGCTGGCCGGGCAACTCAACAGCGGGCGTATTTCGTTGGCTTGTTTGCCTGGTACTGCCAGCCTGCCCGAAGAACTGGCCGCAGCCTATGCCGCCGTAGCCGCAAGCGAGGAAGACCCGGCCCGCCCCCTGAATACGCTGGAACTGTCCGGCATTGCCGCGCCTGCCGTGGCTGACCGTTTGGGCCGAAAGGAACAGGAGGTCATGCTCAAAAACGGCGCAACTCCGTTGGAAGTTGGCCCCGGCGATGTGGTGCAGATTGTCCGCGCGGTCAGCACCTACACCCGCA